TGGAACAGCAACAGTGAACACATATATCTTGGTAGCGACTTTGGATGAAAGTCTTGACGGAAAAACAGCATTCCTGTCTGGTGCAGTCACAGATAAGGTTTTTATCGGCATTACAGATTTGGAGGATGATGGAACAACTGTTGCAGATTTAGGTGATGGAGCTTCTTTTACATTTGTGGAAAATGGTACTACGAAATATGTGGGAATTTCGGTAGACAGCGGTACAACCGTAAATAACATCATAAAACCAATGCTTAACCTTGGGACAACAGCAAAGCCTTGGGAAAAATATACAGGTGGTATGCCTGCACCGAATCCAGAATATCCACAGGAGATAGTGAGTGTTGGTGAAAATG